CAAATTAGAGGTAAATCTGTAGGCGAAACATCTGATATTCTTATAAAGTGTGAGAACGTTGCTTGTGGAACTGATAATGAAGTGAAAATTAATCTCGAAGCAATTAACGTTGATGTTGGTGATCGCAATATGCTTATTGCAATTACCGATGATGTAAGCGTAAGAATGAGATTCCCTAGTTATGAAAATATGTTATCAAATAAAAAATTATTAGATCCTGAAGTTTCAGAATCAGAAAAGATTATGGAATTAGTTATTACATGTATTGATGCAATTGAGACTGCAGATGAACGTATCAGTTTAGCAGATGAAAGTGACGCTGAAATTACAGGCTTTCTGGATTCTTTGACAACAGAACAGTTTGATAGAATTGCATTGTTTGCTATGGACATGCCTGTAATGAAATATGATGCACACTTTACTTGTAGTGAATGCGGAACAGAAAATGTAAAAGCATTAAGAGGATTAGACGATTTTTTTTAATAAACCTCTCTCATGATAATCTAGAGAACTTTTATAATACTAATTACCAATTGCTACAAAACTTTAATTATTCGCTTAGTGATCTAGATTCAATGGTACCTTGGGAGAGGGAAATTTACTTAGCAATGTTGATTAATGACTTGAAAGAAAAAGAACAACAAGCTCAACAACGAGGATAATATGGCGGCTACATTAGCAGATATTAGCAATGGTATTAAGAAAAGTAATGATACTCTTGAGGAAACCTTAAAGTCTCAACAGGCGATGACTTCAAGCCAAGACAGGCTAATAGCACTTCTTAACGACACAAGTGACCGAATGAAGTTCGCAGGAACTGATGGTCAGGGTGACAAGCTTGAAGCTGAGCGTGAGAAGAAAGAAGCCAAACAAGAAGCTGGTTCTTCTAGAGGAATATTAGGTAGAGCTAAAGATTCTGCGATGGGTGGTTTTGGCTTAGGTGCAATGGGAGCAGGCCTGTTAGGTAAAGCAGGTGCAGGTCTAGCATTAGCTTCTGCACTTGGTATGAAAGGAATTAGGTCTGCACTTATTGTTGGACTTGCTAATGAAGCTGGTAACATCGTTGAACAATATACGGGTTCTGCAGAAGCAGGCAAAACAGTTGAAAGAGGAATGGTTGCTGGTGGTATAGGTTTACTTTTCGGTAAAAGAATTGGAGCAATATCTGCAGTTATAGGTGCCGCACTAACAGATGAAAATCAACAGAAGTTAAAAGAATTAGGTGAAGCATTAGAACCAGCAGGCGTGGCATTAAAAGAAAGTCTTGCAAAATTAGGTATTAAGATTCCTACTGCCGAAGAAGCCTTAAATGGTGTAACATCTACTGTAGGTAATGCTATTGATGGTTTGACTTCGTTAGCGACAGGAGACTTTAGTGGTTTTGCAAGTCAGTTAGATGACTTAGCACTTTCTTTTGGTGGACTGTTTGCGCTAATGCGTCCTATGAAAAGTTTATCTTTACTTAAGGGAGCAGTGACAGGTTCAGCTAAAGCTCTTGGTACTGGTGTTGCTGCCGTTACTGGTATGAATAAACCTCTTCCGACTGGTGCACCACCTAAAGGAACTGTATACTCAAAAGCTGGTAACTTAATGAAAGCAGGAGTTGATGGTAAAGCCACTGCAGTACCAGCTAGTGCTAAACAACAAGCTCAAGCTCTCGGAGCCAAGAATGCTTCTTCACTTGCTAAGTTTCCTAAATTGATGAAAGCTTTGAAATTTATTCGAGGTGTTCCAGGTCTTGGCGCACTATTAGGTATTGGTGAAATTGCAATGATGGATCCACCTACAGTTGATGGTGTTGCAGGAGTATTGGGTGGTTTAGGAGGAGCTACGCTAGGTACACTAGCAGGCGGACTAGTAGGTGCCGCAGGAGGTCCAGTAGCATTAGTAACAGCCGCACTTGGTGGTGGCGTTGGTTACTTCTTAGGAGATGCTTTAGCTAAGGGCTTAGCTCAAATGTTGATGGGCAAAAAAGTAGATGCTTTTCCTGGATGGTCTGGGCTAAACGGACTTTTTAATGGAAGTCAAGAGCAAGAATCACAGATACCTTCAGCTTCTAGTACACCAGCTATAAACTTAGATGATAAAGCTGCCGCGGCAGAAGCTTCAGCATCAAGAGTTGACCCAGCTTTGGCTAGAAGATCACAAAGAAATCTTTCTCCAAGTAAAAGAACAACATCTTTACCAGCTAACGCAGGTTCAGGTTCTGGTAGTGTTGCTATTGATGCGTCTACTGTTAATAATACTACTAACGGAAGCAGTACCACAGTAATAACCCCACCGGTTCCAAGCGCAAATAATCACTTAGACCCGGTGAGGGAATTAAGCTTACCTTAGATATTAGGCTTCGTTTGCCAGTTTAGCAAAGTAAGACATTGTATCGTCATCATCTTGAAGATTTACTTCTTCAGCGGTGACTGGTTCTGCCGCTTTCATGACTGGCTGTGGTGCAGGTGTATTCATCTGCCGTTCTTGCGCCATGTTAGGTGCACCCATAGAACTTTCTTCACCTAGAACCTTTGCTAGTTTAGCTTTTAGTTCATCATAAGTTTTATAATTCTTTGGGTCAGTAAACTCTGACAGATCATGCATAGAGTTATAGAGTGTCTCTAGCTTTGCTTCATCGGACTCATGTAGTGCAGAGGGATTAGCAAATTCTGATTTATCATAGTTACGATAACCTTCTACTTGACGAATCTTCAATTTGAAGTTAGCACCTTCCCAGAAATCAAATGGGTTGACTGCTTTTTCGTCAGCGAATGATGGTTGCATTACATCCATAATTTTATCGAAGATTTTCTTACCAAACTTATAGAGAACAACCTTGCCCTCGTTTTGAGGAGAAGATGGGTCTTCTACAACCAGAGCGTTGACTACGTAGTGAAGTCTACGCTTTTGCTTTCGGGCTGTTTCTTTATCTTCTTCGAGGCCAGTATTCCACAGCTTTGAGTTGAGTTCGCCAAGTGGATCAGTCTGACCAATAGAAGTAAGGCTGTTTTCGATATACCACATACCGGTTGGACCTTTGAATCCGTGGTCCCAATATCTTGCCCATGGCAAGTCTTGACCTTCGCCTGCTGGTAAGAATCGTAAGACTGCATATCCATTACCTGCCTTATCTACTGTTGGTTTCCAGATACGGTCATCACCGTAGTTCTTTTTCTCACCAGTACCACCGCCTACTGCTTCTGCGGCTTTTACGAGTTGAGAGATGTCGGCTGTGCCTCTACGGCTTTTTAGTGCGTCAAATGACATAGTTATATTATCCTTATATTACTGAAATATGATTTTATGTATTGTAGCATAGCTACGCTGAAATGTAAAGTTATTTATATCTGTTTTATTCAAAAAAAGCAGAGTCCAAAGAACTTTGTTTTGGTAAGAAATTGAGGTTCATTGCTTCAGCCTCAACCTTACCCTTAATGACCGGAGAGATGAATTTACTTACATCTTCTGGTTCAATATCGTTTTGGTCACATAGATGTAGAATAGCTTCCATGTAAGGAACTTTTAACTCTATGACCGTGTCCTCAACAAGCTTAGTAAATCTATTCTTGTTGAGGAAATTATCTGCAACTGCTTCTGTCATTATTTATCCATTACCCTTAGTATGATTGTTTCACTATTGATTCGTCCGTTAGGGACAGTTATTTTAGTCGTAAGCTTAGCAAACTCTTTTTTAATTTGAGTATAGCTTTTAGACAGAACAACAGGTAAGACATCGTGTGGTTTACGAAGTCTAGTAGACCGACTGTTCACTGGGTCAAAGTTTTGAAGCGTAGTACCTTTCATTTCAAAGCCTTTGGCATTCTCAGTAACATATTCGGTTAGAGATTTGTATTTTGTATTGAAAAGAAATAATCTCATACTACCGATTATCTTAGATGGAGGAATTGAAACTAACTTGAACTCAGTATCCTCTTTCTTGTATTTGACCTTACTGACTTGCTTATCAGCAGGACGTGGCTTCTTACTTCTGACTGCACGATTAGCACGAGCCGCAGACGCAACACGGTCTAAATCAGATATCATTTGGTTACACACCTCAACACGGTTCTTAAGTTGTTTAGGTGTCAAGTGTGAGTAACCTTCTACAGCGTCATCACACCGCTTAAGTAAAGCATCCTCATAATCTAACAGCCAAGAAGACACCAATGAACGAACAGGAGAGACTGAGGAGCCAGCTAGTCCGTGTTTCTTGAATAGAGCATAGAGGTCAATAGATGGGCTCTCACCATTCATCCAGCCGTCTTCTAAGTCTAACAGGTCTTGCATAATAGTATTACTAATCTTATTAGCAAGTCTCTGGTGTGGAGAAAGTGTGACAACATTAGTTGCTGTTTCTACAACTGCAGTCCTCTCAGCTATAATAACACGACCAGATTCTAATAACTCACCAAGCCACTTGTTTAAAGAAGTTTCCCAATACGTAACCTCATCAGTAACTGGTAAACCATAATTTAACCAGTATGAAATACATCCATAATGACTGAACATAGTGAACTTATATTCTGGATTAGCTTCGATTGCTTTTGCATCGACCTTACTGAAGTTATTCTTTACATAACTTTTGATAGAAGATGCACATTCTTTTTTGTCTACTTCGTTATGAAAGTAGTACTTGGTCGCAATATAACCCTTATCAGTAGGAGCGGCACCAATACCAGATCTCGCTCTACTACGAACAACTTTTTTCTTTTTAGATTTTAGAATAGCCATATCAATCTCTCCATAACAAAGTTATTTCTCATTGTTTATATATCCTAGCATACTTTTAGGACTTTGTCAAGTAAAAAATGCATTAAAACAAAATTTATTTTGTAAACCAATCAACATCTAAGTCTAAAATTCTAACAGAACCTTTTTTTATAGGAGCAATATTCATAGGAGATTTATTAACAGCGGCAATACTGAATGACATTTCGAATGTGAATTGATAATTGCCACCGCCTTTAGCTTGAACTCTGGCTCTATAACCAGCTTTAGCTGATGTACCAAATCTAGGTACGCCTTTTAACTTCAATGGATTATTATTACCTAGTAGATAAAAGCCGTGTGTACCAACGTTGACATAATAAGTTTTTTTCTTGTTATAGTAATCTTCGATCTTACTTGCAGGAATCATGCCCTTAACTTCTTTGAATCTGGCAAGCTCCGCTGAATATATACCGCGCTTATCTTTATCCGCAATCTCTGCTTTTAGTTCTGAACTTTTTGTAAATTTATAAGGTTCATTTTTCCATTCTTTTGCGATGGTATCCAATACGCCAACTTCTTTTGCAAGCTCCATCACAAACAATTTTTCATCGTTGCTTTCAGTGGGACTACCTATACTCCACTTACCAGCATCATATTTCATTACGAGAGAGCCAGCAGAAGCCGCAGTAATTTTCAATTCACAACCAGCTTTGATACCATTTTTTTGAAGCATGATATCAGGTATATCAGAACCAGCTCCTGCTGGTCGAAAATCTTTAGGTACGATACCTAATGGTTTGAGAACATCGACTGCGTTCTTTTCGTACTGAAAGCCCTGTTGTGCAGTTCCAGCAGTTGATTCGCCAATATAGGTAATTAAACTTTGCATTACTTTCTCCTAGAATATATTACTTCTATTTATAATGAAAAGAAATTACCCTCTCCGCATACGTGCAATCTCTACTGCATCGTTACTATCTTTTCTAATAGGCACACTATTAGATTTATGAAGGGTGCCAATCCCAGCAAGCTCATTACCAGTATACTGATTAGCCTTACGCTTACCTTCTACTCGCATAATGAGGTCGCTGGTGGGCACTGTCTCGGACACGGCATAAGAAGGCATGTCAGTTACCTTCATTCTACTATCATTTTTCACATAACGAAGACGCGAGAGGAGTTTAGCTGTCTTCTGTTCTTCTGCGAGAACTGCCGCAGTCTTTTTCTTAGACTTGCGCTTGCGAGTTGATAGTGTAGTCATGCCGCGAACGAGGTGCATTGTCATTACTTAATAATTCCTCCAGTTTTTGGAATAACAATACTTGATGTCATCTGTTGATATTGATTTGCCAACTGCTCGACAGTATTAATAATAAACAAAACATTATTTTTACTGAATTGAAAATTGCCTTTAGGCTCTTCTCCAGTCATACATATACCAGGTACCATTGCCATACCTTCTTGAGTAATCTGTACCATACGAGGTTTATTCACTGTGATTGACAGGTCTGTTTCTTCTACAAATCTGCCAATAACTTCAGCCCCGTTAATGAATACAACGGTTACTATATCATCTTTTTTTACCACTACCATGTCCTTTTGCTGTCATGTCATTTATACGTTCTTGTAAATACTGACGGACAATCTTTTGAATGTCGCTGTATTGTCCTTCAGTAATTACTTTCATTCTTTCAAGTTCGCCTTCAAATACTCTTACGGCACTCATACGATCACTTGATAGATTTTCCATTAAAGTTTATCCTTATTGAACAGTTAAAGTCGTTTCTGGAATAGGCGCAGGAGTATGTTCAGGAAGATTAGAAATTGCTTCTGCAATAATACTTACATCCTTACGCTCTTCTGCATTCATAGCATCAACTTTACCGTTGAGTTCTGACCATGCAGACTTTGCTTGAAGCTTAGACAACAGATTTTCTTGTTGTACTAAACGATTTGCCATAATCTTAGAAGCTTCTGAATCTGTATATTCAAGAAGAACATATGCACGATACTGTGTACCGTTTGGTACGATAGAAGTTTCTTTTACACGATAACCTGCAACATCTGCATCTGCGATAATGTTGATGGTCGCTTGCTCAAACTCGTGGGTAAGCTTATTTGCAAAATCATCTGCACCAACTTTACCTTTGAATGTTTTCATTTGAGAACGAAGCTTTGAATCAATACGGTCAGCAAGGGTTGTCTTGGCTGACAGTGTAGCAATATCAACTGCTAACTGCAAGTCAGGAGTGATAGCTGTACCAACAGCATAGACAGCATCATCTTCAGATGGAATTGATGTGTACCATTTTGGCATGATATCAATTTGCTTTTCGACTTGTTGTGCCTTATATTCAAATTCAACTTTTGACATTGTAGAATCAGGTGGCACTTGAGTAGAACACGCACCTAAACCTAGTACTGCAACAACAGGCAGTAAATTCATATTTTTCATTTTATACTCCATTAAGCATTGCGACAATATTATCGCGTAGACCTGAACTGACAATCAGATCCATAATTTCAGATTTATAGTTCACAAAAACTATTCCGGATATAACACCAAGCGAATAGTTAATCATTACAAAACTCCTATACTCACTAATGTACTGAAGAATTTAGAAACACCTTGAGAATCTTCTTCAACACCAAATAAGAAATCACCAATGCTTTTGTTTTTAGCAGGAATTTCTTTCTCAACAATAATTACCTCAGGTGGCGGTGAATTGCTACAATCATACCGTTCGATTGCTGTTACGTGAGTACCATCTTTGTACTGCACTTCTTTAGAGTAAAAGCACTCTTGGGCATGGGCACTAGTCCCAATCGTTATCCATAGCAACAGTATCGCGCATTTTTTCGCCATAATATTTCTCCGCATATTGAGGTGCATCTTGATAATGATTATAATTTTCATCCATCTTGGAAATCATATCATCAAACTTTTTACGCTTAGGTTTATCAACCTCATCTACATAATTACGAACACGAGTGGCACCAGCGGCAAGCCTTGCCAACATAACTTTACGTTTTTTAAGACGAGCAGAAGCCGCACGAATTGCTGTCATACGCTCTTCGTATGTAGAATTTTTAGTGATAACAATATTTTTCATTAAACAACCTCAAGGCTTTGGCTAATTGCAATCGCAACGCCAGTTTCAAACATTTTACGTCCACCATCATTTGTCTGGAAGCCGTACTCAGTACCAAAGTCCATGCTACTGCTAAAATAACAATTATCAGCAATGCCGTGTTCTGTTATCCAGCTTGCGGCAGCTTCGGCAGTATCAGCCCGACGGTAAATCTCACCGAATTCAGTTGCGATGTATAGTTCAATACCACCAGCAACGTTGCTGACAAATGTGATTCCAACATCATCAGCTTTACCAATACCGATTTCAACTTCTTTAGTCATCATACAAGCCCCATCTCTTTACCCACAATTTGTACCCACTCGACAGGAACGCCAAGCTCTTTTGCAATTGAATCGAATGACTGCTGGTAGTCGTCCGTTTGAGCTAGAGCTTCGAAAATTTCAATCTGTACATCACTCATAATATAACCTCTCTTCTCATTGTCTGTAGATGGTAGCACACTTTTTGGTGTTTGTCAACCACTTTCTTTTACATTGCCATCTTTTTTGCAATATATTCGAAGAAGTGCATTATATCACCATTTTTGAAATCAATCTCAACCAAACGATTTTTCGTCATCTTTTTAGTTTCAGGATGAAACACCTTGATTTGTTCGACCACTGCTTCTAGAGGAATCATATTCATACCGTAGACAGGTCCTTTTACTTCGAACATATACTCTAGGTCCAAATCTTTTTCTTCGATCAGCGTGTCAATCCATTTATCAAAAGTCATAATTTCTCTCTTTCTCAATTCTCATCATACATATAGTATAGCAGGAAAATTGGAAATGTCAAGCATTATTTTCAATTAAAATGAATTATTTTACGATTTATAGATGTTTAATAGATGAGATTCAAACTCTTCTACTTTATCAATCCTGTTTGGCCAAAGAATATAATCTTTCTCTGGGTTCTTTTTAAGATTGTTTAGAAGAGGAACAATTGCGTTGTATAGTTTGTCAAGCTTATCCTGCGTAGTTTTTGCAGTTACCTCAACATCTCCTACAGCTTTTTTTGCATCATGAACAGCTTGTAATTCGGACTCATCTACTGCGGTAAAACCGAAATCAAATAAATCATCAGACATGACCATTTCTCCTTGCGTTCATGTATTGTACGAAGGCGAGCCAAGCTATGATAGCCCAAAAAGTACTGTACAGTAGCCCTTGGCTAATTGTATAAGCAAAGGTGCTTACTATCAAATAATCATACCACTTCAGCATTCGCATCTCCGTAAGAAACTAGCCTGAACTAACCGTGGTTCAGGACGCACTTATTACGTAGTGACCCGTATTCAAATTTAGCAGAGCCAGTGTATACATTCTGGGTGCGTTCTCCTTTATTGTTATGACTAACCGTTGGTCATTACGGGTCTATTAGGGGACCAGCCCATTGTTATTTATATAAATTGGTGATTCCTGCAGGATTCGAACCTGCGACCCACAGCTTAGAAGGCTGTTGCTCTATCCAGCTGAGCTAAGGAACCTATTGTTTTACACCCACTTCGAATACCCAAGTTACGCGATTGGCTGTACCTGTATTATTGGTTTCGGCATTTGTCCAATTAATAGTCTCAATGCTATTATCGGCAACAACAATTTGCTCATTCACAACAGGCGCTTCTGTCTGACTATGAATTGTATCATCGGCATAATGATCTATTGCCATTGTTGCACCTGCGGCTGTTAATGCTAAAATAAGAAAGTCCATATTACACTCCGTGTTAAAAAAAATCGAGCCGCCTCAATTGAGTTTGACTTTTGCTAAGCGGAAAGGAAACGCTATTTGCTTGGTGTCGGCAACCAATTGCATTTAGGGACGCTCTACTGAAAGAGAGAGGAGAACAGGAGCATCCCTAAATTAGTAAACCCATTCGACTTCAATTCCGAATTCTTTTTCATTCTCTTGTTTTTGAGTGGCATGGTTAAATCCACTATTATTATACGTTCTTAGCTCCAATACCTTTTTGCCACTAGATACGTATTCACTTCGAAGAGTGGCAAAAAAATCTGTTAAACTTACACCATCACCATTGTATTCGTTGAATGGATGTGTTGTAAAATATGTACCATTAATTTCATCCGTAACGGACGAATCAATAGTGAAACAATCATAACTCATTATGCAACCTCATGATTACAATTGAATTCAGCATAAGCCACATTCAAATCATCCATGGTGCAACAAAGACTTAACAGATACCGAGCATTGCCCTTTGACGTTAAACCAGCAATATAGTCAAACAGACCATAGTACTCCATTTGGTACTCATACTGCTCGACAGTAGTAATACCCTGCTCTGCCCAGTGTGCAGGATCAGAAACAGTAATACCGATATACAGCCCAGGAGTTGAAGCCATCTCTTCACGATTTTTATCGTTACGGGCTTCGATATGAGACTGCAGTTCGATTTGTGATTTAGTAAACATAATTATTTTCCTCTCTTCTCATGTTCTACAATAAGTTCTTGAATCGCATTAGCCTGAGCAAGTGCAAGGTTATGAGCAAAAGCATATGGTCCATTCGCATCCAATCTAATGTCTTCTTTAACTGTACGAGCTAAATTTTGAGCGGCAATAAGTAACTCACCGTATTTAAATGGATACGTATCTTTCATGATTAAACCTTTGCTGACCAATACTCATTCCAGCATTCAGTAGCAACCTCTGTGATAATTTTACCACTTACGTAATCAGCTAGTTTTTCGTCTAGCAGAGACATAAGTTCACCAAGATGATCACAACCGCTAATCATATCAGTGGTAATAGCGTCTTCAACATCTTGTTCCATAGCCATTACA